GACTTAACCTCCCCGCCGCTCGCTGAATCCACGATCAAGCGCAAGGGCTTCGACAAGCCGCTTGTAGAGCACGGCGACATGCTCAACGCCGTCGACTATTCCGTGAAATCCTAAAGGAGAATTACATGCTCCGTCATCCCATCCGCGCCGCTCTCATTGTTGGCGCTCTCCTTGCCATCAGCGCTGTCGCCGCGTTCGCTCAGAGCGGCACGCTTCGGCAATACACGATCCTGACCTCGATCGGCGATATCGTCTTTAACCGGACGACGGTGTCCAACATCATGGGCCCCTTGAACCGTCCGATCCCGTTGACGAACGGCAAATCCGATCTTGGCGTTCCGATGACCGCGGCGGCTGGCACGCCCACCGGCACCGTTGGCGTCTCCCGCACTGCCGGCACCAGCCTGACGCTGGTTGGTGAAGTGACCTCGAGCAGCGCCAAGACCGACAAGGTCATGTTCGAATACAACATGCCGGACACCTATATCGCCGGCAATCCGATCACGGTCACGGTCAATGCATCCGTAAGCGGCTCCGGCACCCTGACCGGCGCCTCTACCACGATGACGCTTGCTGCATATAGCGAGACCAATGGCGTCGAGGCGGCCCTGACTGTCTCGGCTGCGCAACCAATCGTAGCTGCTGGGTCAGATCTCGTCTTCACAGTGACCCCGAGTGCCGCCATCACGGCCGGTCGTCGCATTGTGCTTGAGCTGACGATGCTGATTACTTCGGCGTCCGGCGCCAACACCGGCGCGATCAACTCGGTGATACCGAACAGCTAGCGGCGCCGGCGATGAATCTAAATGCCATCGCCAACGGCGTCATCACCGCGATCAACCCGAACTTTCCGGCAACACTGTTCGTCTCGACACGCAACACCGTCGGTACGAACTTCAAGCAGGTCCCGACCTACGCCAAGATCGCGATCGCAGCGCAGGTACAACCTCTCACCTCAGGCGACATCCGCCAGCTCGATGCCCTCAACATCCAGGGCGCGCAGAAGGCGATCTATCTTAATGGTGCAGCACTCGCGATCAGCCGCATCAAGAAGCTCGGCGGCGATCTGATCGTGTTTGCGGACGGCACGCTACCGGAAGGCAATACCTGGCTGGTGCTGGCGTCGCTGGAGCAGTGGCAGGGCGCGACGTGGTGCAAGGTTGCCTGCGCATTGCAAGATGATATTCCGGACCCGTCATAAGGAAACTGCGATGCGAAACCTGAAGCTACTCGCCATCGCCGCATCGCTAGTCGCTTTTGCATGTCCGGTGTTTGCCGACAGCGGCGTCCGGCATGTGCCATGTGGCTATCAGCAGGTCACCGTCACCACGCTGCAGTCATTGACGATCCCAGCGGCCTGTAACAGCGCTCCGGTTCTAGCCGTCATCACGGCAGAGGTGCAAGCCGTGCGCTACCGCGATGATGGTGTCGCTCCGACAGCATCTGTCGGCATGCCGCTGGCTGTAGGCACGCCGATTGAATACCAGGGCACGATATCGGCGCTGCAATTCATCGCGCAGACATCGGGCGGCATCGTGAACATCCTCTTCTATAAATGACCCCATCGATTACGCAGGACAACGTCAATACCGCGCTCGGCAACTTCCTGGTAGCCATCCTTGGATTGCCATCCGGACAAATCATCGTCGGCCAGGTCAACCGTGTCGCGGAGCCTGAGGGCGATTTCGCGGTCATGTGGCCGCTGCGGCGACCTCGGCTCGGCACCAATGTCGATACGGCGACGGATGCTAAGTTCACCGGCTCGATCGCCGCTACGGTGATGACGATTACGGAAGTCTTCGCCGGCGAGATGAATGTCGGCGCCACCGTGTTCGGAGTCGGCGTTGCCGCAAACACCATCGTCGAGGCGCAGCTTACCGGAACGCCGGGCGGTGTCGGGACATACACAGTTGGCCCATCGCAAACGGTTGGCAGCACCATGCTGTCGGCTGGCGCCATCGAAATAGATCAGTCTACCGAAGTCGTCATGCAAATCGACGTATATGGCCCTTTGAGCGCGGATAATGCGCAAACCATCTCGACACTGTTGCGCGATCCTTATGGCGTCAGTCTGTTCGATGGCACCGGCGTCTCACCGCTTTACGCCGATGAGCCCCGTCAAGTGCCATTTCTCAACGCGGCATCGCAATTCGAAGATCGTTGGATTGTCGAGGCGCATCTTCAGATCGTGCCCGTGATTTCTATCCCGCAGGAATTCGCAAGCCAAGCGACAGTCGATGTCGTCGACGTGAACGCGACCTATCATTGAGAGGACTTTCACGATGTCGTCTATCCCGGCTTCCTACAGCGTCATATCGCAGCCCAGCGTCCTGAACCAGGGCGGCAATGCATTGAACCTTAACGGGCTCTGCATCAGCGAGAACGCCCGGATTCCGATCGGCCAGGTGCTGTCGTTCCTAAGCGGCGCCGCGGTGACATCGTATTTCGGAACGGCTACGAACGAATCCGTCATCGCCAATGGCGGCCAGACGCTTTCCGGCAACCCGGCAGGTCAAGGCTACTTCGGCGGCTCGATCGGTGCGACCGCTACACCAGGAGCGCTGCTGTTCGCCAGATACCCGGCGACCGCGGTTGCTGCCTTTATGCGCGGCGGTAACGCTGCTGCGGCACTGACACTTGCTGCGCTGCAGGCGCTCTCCGGATCGCTCACGGTCGTCATGGATGGCTATAGCCACGTCATCTCCTCGATCAGCTTAGCGGCCGACAACAGCTTCTCAGCGGCCGCGGCGGCGATCCAGGCGGCGTTCACTGATCCTACCGAAGCCAGCTTCACGGCCTCGATCGGTGGCAGCGGGACCACCTGCACGACCACCGGCACAACGCTCACGATGGGTGCGCTGGCCGCCGGGTACTTCTCGGTCGGCGACGTGGTCGCAGCCAATGACGGCACCAACTCGCTGCCGGCGGGGACCACCATCCTGGCGCAACTGACCGGCACCCCTGGCGGCAGCGCGGGCGCAACCTTCACGATCAGTGCCGCGGCGACGCCGGGCAACCTCACCAGCACCACTGTCACCGCGTCCTCGACGATCCTCGACGTCACCGTCGATTCCGACCACGCGATCGCGGCCGGGCAGACCGTCACTGGTTCTGGTGTCGCCGCCAATACCCTGATCGTATCGCAGATCAGCGGCACGATCGGCGGCATCGGCTTCTACCGGATCAGCGGCGCAGCGCAGCACGTCGCCAGTGAGGCGATGACCGGTGTTGCTACCGCTCCGCTTGTCACCTTTGATTCCGTCTCCGGCGGTTTCGTCATCACCTCCGGCATCACCGGCGCCCCGTCGACTGCAGCCTTCGCCACCGGCACGTTGGCAGCCCCGTTGTTGCTGACTTCGGCTACCGGTGCGGTTCTGTCGCAAGGTGCTGCCGCGACGACGCCGGCGGCCTTCATGGCCTCGATCCTCAACCTGACAACCAATTGGGCGACGTTTTTCACCGCGTTCGATCCGGACGGCGGTAGCGGGAACGTCCAAAAGTTGGCGTATGCCGCCTGGACGAACAGTGTCGCGCCTCGCTATGCCTATCTCGGCTGGGATACCGATTCCTCCCCGGGAGCCAGCGAGCCCGCCAGCGCCAGCTTCGGCTATCAGGTCACCCAGACGCTGCAGTATTCCGGCACGGTGCCAATCTATGAGCCGTCCGATCTGAACCACGCAGCATTCGTTTCCGGCGCGATCGCGGCGGTCGACTTCACGGCGCCGGGCGGCCGTACCACGATGGCCTATCGGACGCAGAGCGGGTTAGGCGCCGCGGTCACCGATATTGCGACCGCCACCAACCTCGGCGGCAATCCGCTCGCCACCGGCTCCTTCGGCAACGGCTATAATTTCGTCGGCTTCTTCTCGCTGCCGAACCAGAACTCGATCAATTTCCAGCGCGGCACCATTTCCGGGCCGTATCAGTGGATCGATGCTTACATCAACCAGATCTGGCTCAGCGCGCAATTCCAGAGCGCGGCCTACAACTATATGCTGGCGGTGAAGTCGTTCCCCTACACACCATCGGGATACGCGAACTTCGAACTCGCGATGAGCGCGGTGATCCAGGCCGGTCTCATCTTCGGCGCTTATTCCGCCGGCGTAATCTTGTCCGCGGCACAGATTTCCGAAGTCAATGCAGCGGCCGGCGCCAACATCGCGGGCACACTGCAGGCACAGGGTTACTACTTCCAGGTCCTCGATCCCGGCGCGATCATTCGCGCATCACGCGGCTCGCCGGTAGTGACGTTCTGGTACGTCGACGGCGGCAGCGTTCAGTCACTCAGCATCGGCTCGGTCAACGTCTAACCAAAGCGACAAGGATAACAGCTGCCATGTCGATCACCTCGTCGAACGCCATCATCCAGATCAGCGTCACCACGATCTTTCCAAACGGTGTCGAACTGCAGCGGTTCACGACCGACGACATCTATGGCTCCGGCCAGATCAAGAAAAACATCACGAAAATGGGCGTCGATGGCTTCCAGTCCGCCGGCAAGGTGTGGGTATCTGTGCCGATCACCTATCATCTTCAGCCGGATTCGCCGTCATGCGCGTTCTTCGATGCCTGGGCGCAGGCCGAAGACCAGCTTGAGGATACGCTAAGCGCCAGCGGCCTCATCATTTTGCCGGGTATCGCCACCAAATACGCGATGGTCAATGGCGCGCTCGGCGATGTTTCGCCGGTGCCGGCGGCTGGCCAGACGTTGAAGGAGCGCTCCTTCGAGATCATTTGGAACAGGTTGATCCCGTCGCCCTATGTCGGAGGAAACTGATCCGTGGCAAGGAAGGAGCTCTACGTCACTATCGACGAGGAAGGTCGCGATAAAGGCAAGGTCTTCAAGATCATCGAGGCACCCGCGGTGCAGGCCGACAAATGGGGCATCAGGGCACTGCTGGCGCTGAACCGCAACGGCGCGCAAATTCCCGACGAGATCATGAAGCTAGGCCTCATCGGCGTGCTGGTGGTCGGCGTCCACAAGCTCAAGGGCGTGCTGTGGGAGGACCTCGAACCTCTGATCGACGAGATGCTGACCTGCGTCGAGATCGTACCGACACCGTCGGTGCGCAACGTCACCCGCAAGCTGTTCACGGCGGCCGATGATATCGAGGAAGTCAGCACCTTGTCGCTCCTTCGCAAGGAGGTTTTCAAGTTGCATACAAATTTTACGGAGCCCGTCGCCCCATTGAAATCCCAAGACGAGGCGGCGGACGCAGCGTAATGGAATACCCGAACGCGTCGTCGCTGATCGCAGCGGCGCTATCGACCGGAATGACCACGATGGGAGAATTATCGACCGTTCTGTCGATCGAAGATGTTTACCTCATGATCGAGATTTCCGCCGTCAACGGTTACAACAGCCGGCCTCCGGAGGCCGATAAGAGGCGGCGGCGATGAATATCGACGAGCTTGTCGTAGAACTTAAGCTCGACAGCAAGAATTTCACGCAAGGCCAAAAAGACGCGATCGAATCCTTCCGCAAAACCGACGAGGAGTTCCAGAAACGGCTCTCCGGTATCGAGACCAAGAACAAGAACGTCGCATATTCGTTTGGTGATGTTACCCACGCCGCAGAGGGTCTCCTCGGAGCGCTAGCCGGCGCCGGCATGGTGGCATTTGCGCGCGAGACCATGAATTCGGTCGCGGCCACCGGGCGCATGGCTACGAACATTGGGGTTGCTACCGGGGAGCTCTCAGCCTTCGGCCGCATGATCGAGCGGAATGGCGGCGACGCGCAGGCCGCAACCGGCTTTCTGAAATCTCTGACCGACCAGGTCGAGCGCTTCAAGTTGCTTGGTGAAGCATCACAGGATCTTCAGCTATTTGCCGGCACGATCGGTGCGGGCCTCAACAGCAGTCCGATCGAGATGTACATGAAGTTCGTCGAGTGGGCGAGCAAGCACCGCGATGATCCGAAACAGATCAATATCATCGGCCAACTCGGCGGCCTCGACCAGGGATCGATCAATCAGGCGCTTAAAGGCCAGACGCAGGTACTGAAAGAATATCAGGAGGCGCTGAAGGGTGCCGTCAGTCCTGAGCAGTATGGCGCGATGGTCCGCATGCAAAATGCATGGGTGACGCTCAGCCAGGAGATTGAAACGACCGGCCGCGATATCGTGACCAGTTATGCGCCAGCTGTTACCGAGGCAATGGACGCCACATCGCAATGGGTCGAGCATAACCAACGTCTAGCCGACAATCTCGGTAAAGTTCTGACTGCTATCGCAGCATTGAGCGCTCTCAAGCCGGCGCTGTGGATCCTCAGATTACTGGGTCTGACAAACCCATACGTTGCGGCCGCCGCAGCGAGTGCTGGTGCTGCCGCTGGCATTACCGGCTACCTCATGCCCGCTGACAAAGCGAAATCGTGGGATGAAGCGTATCCCACTCTTGGAAAAATAGATTCATTCTTCGGGTTCGGCGGTGGCGGCGGCGGTTCAGGCGGAGGCTTCAGTTCACAGGCCGAAAAAGAAGCCTTCATCCGCGCCTCGGCTATCAAGGCCGGCATTAATCCCGATGTAGCGATGGCGGTGGCGCGCAGCGAAGGCTTCAACAGCTTCTCCGGGGACAACGGCACCTCATTCGGTGCCTTTCAGCTGCATGTCACTCCGGGCGGCCGCGGTCATGCCGTTGGCGATCAATTCCAGAGTCTCACGGGACTTGATCCAAGCAATCCAGCAAACGAGCACGAATCGATCATGTTCGCCATGGAGTGGGCGAAACGCCACGGCTGGGGTGACTTCCATGGCGCCGCTAATTCCGGCATCGGTCCGCACCAGGGTATCCACGTCGAGAACCTGACGGTCACCGTGCAGAGCGACTCGAAAAACCCGCGAGATCACGGCCGCATCGCTGCCGCCGAAATCAAAAAGCAACTCGGCGGTGGGATCGTGACGCAAGCCAATACGGGATTGAACAATTGAGATGGCGAACGGTCTGCCCCCCCTGCCTCCCGGTGTGAACGTCTTTACGGGCGCTGCGTTGCTGACGACAGATGCGGTATCGTTGCCGAGCACAGCCGCCCCGCAATGGGGGCTGTATCTAGATGGTGTCCCGGTCGTTGTAGCTGACAACGTTCTGACATTTGGCTTCAAGAAGGGTGCGCGGATATCGAAATATCCACAGGAGCAAGGCACCTTCGCAAGCTACAACAAGGTCGCCGTCCCAGCGGAGCCGCGGTTGAGATATTCGACCGGAGGTTCAGTCGCCGATCGCCAGACGTTCCTCGCATCGATTGCGTCCCTGATTTTTGATCTGAACCTTTACACCGTTGTGACGCCCGAAGTTAGTTACGCAAGCTTCAATGTCATCAACTACGATTACGATCGCAACGCCGACAACGCCGGACTGATCGACGTCGATGTCTGGCTGGAGGAAGTCGTCATCGCCGGCGCCTCAACGTTCAGAAATACGGCGTCGCCAGCCGATGCCGCGCAGGTCAATAATGGCCTGACCCAGCCTGGATCCGCCGCAGACATCTCCATCCGACCGGTGCAGTGACATGGCTCAGACCGTCCCGCTGCAGCCGGTCGCAAACCAGACGACGCAAATCGTGCTCGCCGGCCAGAACTGCCAGATCAGCGTCTATCAGGCGCCGGCAGCTCTCTTTATGGATTTGCTCGTCAATGACGCTCCGATCCGGTTGGGGCAGATCTGCCAGAACCGCAACCGTATCGTGCGCTATCTCTATCTCGGGTTTTCCGGTGATCTGATTTTCGTCGACACGCAAGGATCGGATGACCCGGTCTATACGGGACTCGGATCAAGGTTCCAGTTGATCTATCTCACGACCGCCGAGGCGAATGATTCCTGATGGCCTTCGTCAAGCGCGCCCTTGCCTTCACCTTCCAGCTCGGTACCGGCTCCTTCGGAGACAGCGGCTACAACACCGTCTCGCCTCCGGCTGGCTTATGGGCAACAGCAACCATCAAGAAAAACGGTGTCCCCTCGATGAATGAGGCGGAAATCGGCATCGCTGGTCTATCGATAACCGTCATGAACCAGCTCTCCCGCATCGGTGTCCTGCCGACCGCGGTCCGCAACAACATCATCACCGTGATGGCCGGCGAGGACGGCGGCAACATGTCGCTCGCATTCGCCGGTCGCATCAAGGAGTGCTGGCCGGACTTTTCGAATTCGACCGAGGCAATCCTTCGCGTCTCTGCCCGCACCGGCCTTCTTGCGCAGATGAAACCGGTGGCACCATCGAGCTATTCCGGCCCGACCGATGTCGCGACCGTCATGGGCCAGCTCGCCTCGACGATGGGTTACACGCTGGAAAATAACGGCGTATCGGTCCAGGTGCGCGATCCTTATCTGCCAGGCACCGCGCGCTCACAGGCGTTGGCGCTGGCCGATGCTGCCGGCATCTATGTGACGTTCGATGATGACGGCGGCATCATGGCCATTCTGCCGAAGACAGGTTCCCGTAGCGGACCGGCGCCGACGATATCGCCGACCGAGCAGATGAATGGTTACCCGACCTATGTCGGTCCGGGCCAGATCGGTCTCGAGACAGAATACAACAATCAGCTCCGCTTTCTTGGCAACGTCGTCGTGCAGAATAGTGCCGTCGGCGGTGCCAACGGTACCTGGCGCGTCACAAGCCTTTATCACGATCTATCGACCTATCCGGATGGCCCGTGGTTTTCCAAAATCACGGGTAACAATCTCTATTCGGCCCCGAACTCGTGAACGATGTCTCAAGCGACGGCTATACCGGACGCGAGAATGAGACCACCGGTACTGATCCCTTCAACGCTCTCACCTTTCTTGTCAAGCAGATCGAGAACGGCAACTGGACGATCACCCTAGGCCTCGTCAAAAGCGTCACCGGTGGGGGGATCGCGGCACCGCCGACCGTTGGCGTGCAGCCGATGGTCAACCAGCTCGACGGTCAAGGCCAACCGACACCGCACGGCATCATCAACAACGTGCCGGTGTTTCGGCTTCAAGGTGGCTCCGGCGCCTTCATCGCAGATCCTGTCGTCGGTGATATCGGGCTCCTGGCATTTGCCATGAGCGATATCTCGGCGGTGAAACAGACACAGGCCCCGGCCAATCCGGGATCGTTCCGTACCTTCGATCCAGCCGACGCGATGTATTTCGGCGCGCTGCTGAGCCAGGCGCCGACGCAATACGTGCAGATCACGCCGGCTGGCCTCAGCTTCGTGTTTGGCCCCGGTATCAGCATCACCATTGGATCGTCCGGCATCGTGCTGCAGGCAGGTTCAGCAAGCATCGCTGTGACGACAAATGGAACAGTGTCGATCAACGGTCTGGTCTGGGACGTCCATACCCATGCCGTCACAACCGCGCCCGGCGAAACCGGTCCTCCGGTTCTGTGAGGAGGTTACATGCCGGCCACCCTGCTTTTGGATGCGGTCGCGTGGGACCTCGTCACGGATAGTGCGGGCAATATCGCGGTTGCCGGCGAACCGTATTCGCAGGCGCAGGATGCTTCCAGCGCGATCAGGCTATGGCTCGACGAACTCTATTACGACATCACGCAAGGCGTCCCCTACGCCAATATCCTCGGGAAGACTCCAAACCTGCCGCTGCTTAAATCGTACATGGTTGCCGCCGCGCGCACGGTGCCAGGCGTCGTCAAGGCTGTCTGCTTCATCTCATCGATCACTGATCGCAACGTATCGGGCCAGGTGACGATCACAAACTCCTCAGGCCAGACGGCAACGGCGGCATTCTGACATGACGAATGTGCCCCGTGTTAGTTTCGGCGCTGCCGGATTTTCCGCGCCGAGCACCGCACAGGTTCTGACCGGAGTCATCGCGGACCTGCAGGCGGCGTTCGGCGGAACGCTCAATCTGTCGATTGCCGACACGGCATCGCTCGCCACACCTCAGGGGCAGTGGTCGACGAGCTGGTCGGCCCAGATCACGAACGCCAACAACGCGTTTTTGGTGCAGTCGACACAAACCGATCCAGCCTACGCCTTCGGTCCATGGCAGGACGCGATCGGCAACATCTATTTCATGCAGCGGAAGCCGTCGCAACCGACGGCGCTGCAGATCGCCTGCAACGGCGCCCAGAGTGTCGTCATCCCGGCAGGTGCCGCACCCGCCACCCTGATCGATCCCGCCGGCAACATCTATCAATGCGTCCAGGCCGGCACGATACCGTCGGGCGGCAGCATCACGCTTGCTTTTGCCTGCGCGGTCCCGGGCCCGATCACGGTGCCGGCGACGGTGAAACCGTACCAGACCATTCCAGGCTTCGACAGCGCGACCGTTGTCTCCGGTGTGCAGGGTGTCAACGTCGAAAGCCGCGCCGAGTTTGAGACGCGCCGGCAGGATTCTGTAGCCGGCAACAGCTTCGGTGCGATTGCCTCCATCATCGGCGCCGTTGCAGCGGTGCCCGGCGTCATCGATTATTACGGCTTCAACAACAACTCGAACGGTTCGGTGACCGTCAACGGCGTCACGATCGCGGCCTATTCGATCTATGTCTGCGTCGCCGGCGGGGCGCCGTCCGCGGTAGCCCAGGCCATTTTCTCCAAGAAAGGCCCCGGCGCGCCGATGACCGGCACGACCACGGTTACCGTCTACGATTCAAATCCGCTCTACGCCTCCCCGCAGCCCTATTCGATCTCCTACCAGATCGCGGTCCCGCTGCAGTTCCTGTTCAAGGTGACGATCAGAAGCGGCCCGCTGGTGCCGTCCAATGTTCAAGCGCAGGTCCAGAGCGCGCTACTCGCCGCCTTCACCGGCAATGTGCTGTCAGCGAATTTCACGGGATCGATAGCCGGCACCACGCTGACCGTCTCGGCGGTCGATTCCGGCACGATAGCGGTCGGCCAGATATTGTCCGATCTCACCGGCAACATCACCGCCGGCACCGCGATCGCTGGCCTCGGGACGGGCAGCGGCGGTGTCGGAACCTATTCAGTCAGCATCAGCCAAACCGTCTCAAGCGAGGCGATGACGTCGGAGGCCCAGCAGAACAATGTCACGGTGCCGCGGGCCCGCATCAATTCCAACGTCAGCGCCGTGCAGTACGTCCCGGCGATCGCAGCGTTAGGGCCATGGGCGCTGTTGACCGCGATCGCGGTTGGTTCGGCGAACGCGCCTGATGCGGTAGTGGTTGGCCACATCTCCGGCCAAACGCTGACCGTGACCTCGGTGACCTCTGGCGCGCTGATCGTCGGCGATACACTGTTCGATGCTTCAGGCCTGATCCCGAACGGCACCTCCATCAATGCATTCGGAACCGGTACCGGCGGAATCGGGACCTATACGATCAATAACCCGCTCACCGTCGGAGCCTCGTTCACCGGAAACGGTTCAGGGACCAATCTAACGGCCTCCGCGGTAACCGGCCTCATTCTCCCGGGACAGACCGTTGTCGGCTCCGGAGTGCCAGGGGGTACCACGATCGTCAGCCAAACCTCAGGTCCTGCAGGCGGCGCCGGCGTCTATGTCACTAGCGGTGCCACGACAGCATCCACCGCTGCGTTGACATCGAACGAGACCATCACAGCAGCATCGGCCGATCAATCATCGGTTCAGGTAAATGCCAACCAGGAGCCTCAGCTGGTCGCTCCTAACGTCGTGGTCGTGACGACGTGAGCGGGCCTCCTTATCCGAACCCAAGTCCGGCGCCGGGTTCGAATGCCATCGGCATCGGCGCCATCGGCATCATGCAGATCGGCGCCATCGCGGAATTCAATCCGTGGACGCCGATTATTTCGCAGTATCGAAATAGCCCAAGGCTCGACGCGATCATCCTCGCCTTCAACGCCGCGATGGATCAGACGGAGAATCTTTCCGATCTCTACGACATGATCTGGAACGTGCTGACTGCTGAAGGTTATGGCCTCGATGTATGGGGCCGCATCGTCGGCATCAGCCGGACGCTGAAATTTCCAAGCGGTGTCGCCTATCTCGGCATGGGAGAGGCCAATAGCTGGACCGGGTTTGGTCAAGGCGGTTTCTATAGCGGCGCCGGTACATCAAACAACTTCATCCTGTCGGATGCCGATTTCAGAACCCTGATCTTAGCGAAAGCGGCCGGCAACATTTCGGACGGCACCATTCAGTCCATCAACCAGATCCTGCTGACGTTGTTTCCGAACCGTGGCGCCGCCTACGTCGCCGACAACCAGAACATGAGCTGCACGCTCACCTTCAAGTTCGCACTGACGCCGGTAGAGCTCGCTATCATCGAGCAGGCCAACGTGTTGCCGATCCCGGCCGGCGTCGCCGTCATCATCAGTCAGCTCTAGGAATATTTCAATGAAGAGACTGTTGTCAGCTCTCCTGCTGATGCTGATGACGATGCCTGCGCTTGCACTGTCGCAGTCCTCGGTGCCGCCGAAATTTCCTCTGGTGTGGGGATCAAGCGCGGGCTCCGCCTATATCCGTTCGATTCCAATTCCATCCCAGATCGGGACACAGAATTGCGCGGCATCGCTGACCGACGGGTTTCCGCCGTTGACCTTCGTGCCCTCGGTCGCCGGCGGCTGCCCGCCGTTCGGTGCCGACTTCAACGGCATCTTCAAACAGATCACGCAATGGAACCAGTGGCAGCAGGCCGCGGGGCCGATCTTCTATGATTCCGGGTTTGCGGCATCGATCGGCGGCTATCCCAGCGGCGCCATCCTGTCGTCGGCGGTCGTGCCGGGCGATCAATGGATGTCGATCGTCGACAACAATACGTCGAATCCGGATTTGCTCAGCGGCAACCAGATCGTCGGCGGATCGAACTGGGTGCAGCTTCCCGGTCAGGTCCCGATCGGGACGCCGGTGCCGAGCTTTTCGTTGACCGCGCTCCCCGGCTACGTCCTCGCCACGACCGGGACGATCGGTAACGCGGCGTCGAACGGGACGGCTCGCGCCAACGCCGACACGCAGTCGCTGTTCGCGTCCCTGTGGGCGAATTGCCCGAACGCGACATGCCCGATCTTCACATCCACCGGGGCCGGGTCGACGCGCGGCGCCAATGCGGCTGCCGACTACGCCGCCAATAAGGCCCTGGCGACGCCGGAGATGCAGGGAGCCGGGCTGATCGGCGCCGACGAGGCCAGCGCCTTCCTGGCGGGCGTCCCGGTGTCGGTGGGCAGCAGCACGACGACGGCGTCGATCCTCGGCGAGAACCTGCACGCGTTGACCTCGGGAGAGAACGGCCCGCACACGCACACAATTACCGATCCCGGTCACACTCACTCCTATAGCGTCGCATCGACGACGGCCAACCAGGCCGCGGTCCAGCCGGCCCACGCCTTTTTGGACACCGTCGGTCCAGCAACCACCGGCTCGTCCACCACCGGCATCACGATCAACTCCTCCGGTTCCGGCACCGGCCACAACACGGTCGAGCGCAGCTTCACCGTCAGATGGATGCTCAAGCTATGATGATGCGCAAGATCGCAACGGCCGCGTTCGCTGGCCTATTACTGTGCGCGCTCACGGCAACGAACGCGTCCGCGCAGACTTCTCCGAATCTGATTTTCGGACAGGTGCCGACGCCGGCGCAATGGAATTCATTTTTTTCCGGAAAACAAGACTTTCTCGGCGCGCCACCGCTATTGACCACCGGCGGCACGATGATAGGCCCGCTCGTCACCGCGGCATCGCTCACCAGCAATGCAGGCTTCAATATCCAGCCCGGGGTAGCGCCGACCTCGCCGAACAACGGCGACCTCTGGACGACTTCCTCGAGCATTTTCGTTCAAATCAATGGCACGACCTACGACCTGATCGGGTCGCCGTGCCTAAATTGCGCATTGACCAATGCCGCGAATACCTTCACGGCCTCGCCGCAGACCGTGCAGGGACTGACGACGACAGCGCCGGGTTGGTATGCACAGATCACGGGCGACACCTTCGCGCGGATGCGGCTTGGGCTGAACTCGACCGATGTCGCCAGCGTGGCCTTCGGTCCGGGCAACGCGGCGCGGGATGCCTTCATCGAGCGGGTCGGTGCGGGCTTCCTTCGCTTCGGTGCGCCGGACGCCGCGCTTCCCGTCCAGCAAATTCTTTCCGTTCAGAACGTGCTCGCAGGCACAAGCAATACCGGCGGTCCAGCTACGATCATTACGGGCTCTATCAGCACCGGCAACCAAGCTGGCGGCGGAATTGTCTTCCGGGTGAGCCCAGGGGGCAGCAGCGGGACGGCGCAGAACGCCGCCGTCAACGCGATGCAGATACTCGGCACCAACGGAGTGTCGATCAACAGCGCGACCGTTCACGGCGTCTTGCTCGGGCAGGGCGCTGGCGCGATCACCTCGCTGGTCGGCAGTGTATCCGGCCTGCCTCTGGTCGGGCTGGGCTCCGGTAGCGATCCGGCGTTCGCGACCCTGACGGTTCCCGGCGGCGGCACGAACTGCAACTCGGCGTCGATCACCTGCTTCAACAACATCACCGGGTTTTCGGCAGCCGGAAGCACAGGAACAACCTCGACCAATCTCGTATTTTCCGGCGCTCCAACGATCACCGGCCACCCGACGATCGAAGGTGTGACCTCGACCGGTGCCACCGGCACTGGGAATTTTGTTTTTTCTTCAGCGCCATCCATCGCCAGCCTTACGGTGACGACATCGTTCACTGCTACGGGGCTCGTGCCGCTGACCAGTCTCGCGTCGCAGGCGAGCAACACCATCCTGGTGAACGCGACCAGCATCGGAGCGTCACCCACGGCGCAATCCGTTCTCAGTTGTTCGGGCACCGGAGCGGCACTGAATTGGACGACCAACACGGGCATCGGCTGCAACTCGTCGATCACGGCCAATGCGGTACCGGCCGCCAACCTGACCGGATCGACGCTGGCTTCCGGCGTCACCGCGTCCTCGTTGACCAGCGTCGGGACTTTGACATCCCTTGCGGTGACAGGTGCGCTGACCAGCGGCATCCACACCATCACCTCCAACTCGGCGCATGCCCTCGCGGTCGGCGCGAACGGGCTGACCAACCCGCAGTTTCAGGTGGATGCTTCGTCGGCCTCGGTCGCGACCGGCGTCATCATCAACACGGCGGCGGCTGGCTCTGCGGTCGGCATCGCGGCGATCTCGTCGGCTACCAACGAGAATATCGGGCTGGATGCCAAGGGCTCCGGATCGATTATCCTGGGCTCGATCTCGACCGGCCCAATCACGCTGACGCGGGCGACCACGATCAGCGCGGCGCTGACCTATGGCGGCGTGACACTCAGCAACGCGGTCTCCGGCACCGGCAATATGGCGCTGACGGCGGGCACGACGTTCACCGGCACGACGACGGTAGCAACACTGGTCGCGACCACGATCAACGGCTTTACCGCTGGTGGCGCCATCGCGATGGGCGGCAACAACATCACGGGCGGCGGCACCGCGACGTTCACGACGTTCTCAGGTGCGCTGACAGGCCACGCCTCGCTCGATCTCGCCCTGACCGGCGGCACCATGTCTGGCGCGATTGCGATGGGCACGAACGCCGTTACGGGATTGACTACGCTGGCCTCTGCCGGCGCGCTGACATTCCAGAGCAACGGATCGACCACCGCAGGCACCATCCTGACCAACCAAAACTGGGGCCTTGGCCTCGAAACCAACCCGCAGGCTACGCTCGTTGTCAGCAATAACAGCACGACTGGTATTGCCGGAGCGGGCGCGAGCAGAGTCCTACGATTGGTCGGAGCGAATGGCGTCAATGCGAACTTAGAAATCGACGTCTATGCGAACGCGGCCATCATCCAGGGCGCGCGTGCCGATGGTACAGCCGCTGCCAAATTGGCCATCGCAAGCGCGGACGAGTTGCTGCTTAATTTTGTCGCGCTCGGCTATGACGGATCGAACTACTACGGGGCCGCATCATGGCTCGCATGGAGCGCACAGGCCTTCACCGCAGGTGCCCACGGCGGATCATATCTGACGGCCTACACCACGCCGAACAATACGCAGACCGCCGCTGAGGCGATGCGCATCCAGAACTCGGGCGGCGTCAGCATCGGCACCACGACCGACGAAGGTATAGGAACGCTCAATGTCAATGGAGCCTATTATCAGGCAGGCACTATTGGCGTGACCTGCACCGGAACGCCGACATCGAGCTTCGCCAGCAAGCTCGGTATCATCACTCACTGTTAACATCAAGAAGCTTGCTAGCGACTAACGACCAGCTCATTCCATTGGAATGCGTGAGTGTTATTCCTTCAAGTGGCAGTCCCGAAACCAACTCTCGGACTTCGTCCGCGGTCCAGTAATGTGCGATCGTCGGAAGCAATTGGTCCAGCACGGTCAATTCGATTTGCCGGAACGAATGCTTGCGCAGCAATAGCTCATAGGCACGTCGGTGCGGCAGCGCCAGATAGGCTTTGAGGGCAATCGTAATCACGCGCGCGATCCATCGCGTGACGTAATGCGGCAGGCGCGAGGTGACATACTTCCGGAGCGGGTCTATCACCGATAGATACCTCTCATTGCCTTCGCGGGCATACAGCCACAGGATCAGCGTTCCGCCAGGCTTGATCGCAGCGACAAGACGTTCGACGGCGCGGCGCGGTTCGGCCAAATGATGGACCACGCCGATTGAGAAACCGATATCGACAGCCTCCGTTTCGGGAATATCGTAAATCGATTGGTAGCGGACCTCGCAGTCGGGGAACGCGCTGAGATTGCGCCGCGCGCCGGCTACGGTGCGATCGTCGTAGTCGATGGCGATGCCCCGGCTGGCCCCGGCAGACATCGCCCAATAGGAATTTCGACCGATGCCGCAACCAGCATCCAGGAACGATTTGCCAGAGAATCCGCTTTCTGGAAATGGCGCGATCCAGCGGCGAAACTGCTCTCGGTGGAGCGCCACGATCTCGGGATAGATGGCCCACTCATATCCGAACTGCGCCTGCGTACCCGTCTCGCCCATGTCGTGAAACCTACACCCGCAACCTCCCCGCGAACAAGCCACCGGGCCGCCCTTGAGGCGGCTTTTTTTGGAGCACCCCATGCCAGACGCCCCTCAGGCGGCGACGCCCGTTGCCGTGCCGACCTGTATCGCGAATGGCCGATTCGCCAGTGGACTGAAAACTCTATGGCCGCACGGCGACAGCAAGATCGCGGGCCTGACTGCGGCAATGATTGCGCAGGCCCCTAGCCTGTTCGCCAAATACGGCATCACCTCTGACATCGTCGTCGCCAATATGATGGGCGAATTCACCGAGGAATGCGGCGGCGGCTTCGAGGTCGAGGAAAACCTGAATTACCGCGCGGCACAGCTGCATTCGCAGTGGCCGATCCATTTCACGATGGACCAGGCACTGGCCATGCAACACCAGCCGCGGCTGATCGCCAACCAGGCCTACAACGGGCGCATGGGCAACCGGCCCGGCACCGACGACGGCTGGAACTTCCGCGGCCGCGATCCGGCGCAGTCCACCGGTCGCGACGCCTACGCGCTACTCACCAAGCTCATGGGTGTTGATTTCCTCACGCATCCGGAGCTCGTCAACGATCCCAAATATTTCTTCGAGGTCGGCATAGTCGACTTCGTCAAGATTTGCGGCTGCCTGCCGTGGGCGGAGCGTGACGACGAGGTCAACGAAACCAGGCATCTCAATGGCGGGCTGATCGGGCTGCAGCAACGCGAGGTATCGATCCGGTTTTGGAAGCATGCGTTTGGTATCAATGCATGACGGCCGGCGACCTAGACGAGATCATCAAAGCGGCCCTTGTCGATATCGCCCATGGCCAACTCGTAAACGCCTCCGCGTTCAAGGGCACGGAACAAGAGAAGCATCTGTCAGATGGTTTCGACATGCTGATCGCGCTCGCGGAGACGGCAAAGAAGGTCGCCGCGCGGAAATTTATCGTGATGAAACCATGAACTTCGCGCCATGCGATCCGTGCACCGACTTCGACCTATGGGTCTGGGGCGGCTTTCAGGTCACCACCAATCTCGGTGTGTTGATCCTTTTGGGTGTTGCCATTTTAATGGCCGGTCTGGCGCTTGGGAGTTGGCGCCGATGATTCGGCTGCGCTTCGTCACCGGCAATGATCCGCTATCGGCATTGATCAGGCTGCAGGCCGGCATCTGCGTGCCGTTCACGCCTTCCCATGTCGAATGTGTTTCGCAGGACGGCAAAAGCTACATCGGCCAGCACTTAGACGGTGGCATGCAGGCGCGACCAGTCGGCTATGACGCGGCGACGCTACTGCACGAGGCATTCGTCGACGTGCCATGCACGCCGGAGCAAGAGGCCGCCTTCTACGCCCGCGTTCATACCCGCATCGGCGCGCCTTATGATTGGCAATCGATCCTGAGCTTCATCGATCCGGCGTGGAATCTGCATGAACGCAATCACCTGATCTGTTCTGCCGAGATGGCGGACGATCTGCGCGGCTGCGGATATTTCCCATATTGGCTGACGGTGCCGTTCCATCATATCTCGCCGCGCGATCTGTTTCTGATCCTGTCGAGCCACGTTCAAATCGATCATTGAAGGAACCCAACCTATGGAAAGCCTGAAAAATCTCACCTTGGTGCAATGGATCGGCATCATGGTTGGTCTCAATAGCTTGCTGATGGGTGCAACCCCTCAATTGACGGTTCTCTTCGGAACGGCGGCGGTGCCCTACATCATCGCCGTCGCAACGCTGGGCAACGGCGCACTCGGCGTGTTCGTCACCGTCATCGGCGGCCAAAGCGCGCAGGTGCGAAATGTGCTGGCGATGCCAGGCGTCGAGAAGATCGATGTCAACGGACAAGCCAACGGGACGCTGGCGACGCTTGCGGTTGATCCAACTCAAAACAAGATCGCGCCGACGCCGGCTGCGATGCAACAGGTGACCGCGACCGCAAAAAGCGCCGCATCTTAA